TGACAACACCAATCTTTGCTTTTTTAACCTTGTTGGCTTCATCACCGTGAGCGGTGTACGTCAAACCAGAAGGATTTGGATGAAACGAATGTCCTCCATTTTCTTCTTTTTTCTTATCTTCTTTATCGGTGCCAAACATCATATCACCTTGATATACACCTTCTTTTGGTGCAACCTTAGATAAATGCGTCAACGCATCTTTTAATTTTGATGCTAAACCTGGTGCATGGCCATGATTCATGTCCACATCTTGTGGAGTATAATTAATCTTAGGTGTTTTGTTGAAAGCAGACTTTGATGCAACAAAGAATTTACCAGTCTTTGGATGGTGACCATAAACAAGTGCAGGTGAGCCATCATATTTTGTTGTCAACTCAGAGGATTTTTTACCAGACTTGATATGTTCGGCTGCAGCAGACAGTGAAGCAATAGCGTGTTTTGCACCCTTCTCACCTGTTTGTAGAGGGCGGTCTTCCACATGAGTCAGGTGTTTAATCTGCCGACTGGCACCTTCTTCAGGATCTTCTTGCTCTATTAAAAAAGTTTTGAATGATAACATTGTCTACCTATTGAATTACAACACACTTTGGTTGTCTGTAGGGTTATTTATAACGGATTATACTACAGATTCATAAATCTGTAAAATATTGGGTTCGATATATAGTGCGACTAAATTAATCAAATTTCCATTCACCAGTTGAGGCCACTTGTCCCCGACAGTGTACTTTATCAAATTCTACCACTTTTTCTTTATCCAAAACCGCAAAATATGCATGTTCCAAGTCAATTGGACCTAATAAAGGAAAAACTTTTTCTAGTGCTTGAGAGTGTATACCAATCAAAGAAGAACACATGGACCATAAACGTGTATCAAAAACATGAGTGGCTCCATGTATAGGTTCATTCATCCATGTTGATATACGTTTCTTGAATACATATTTGCCATTTAGTTCAACATAGTCTTCCATATTGAAACCATCATCAAGTTGTAAGCGCCCAGTTATTTTAAATATACGATTAACATTTTCTAATAATTCAGGATTCTTCTGTAAATAGTCCAATACAACATGCATCATTGCACATTCACCTTGGCTTTTCATTCCATTTTTTGTAAAGTGTAATAGGAAATCGACTTTACTTAAATCCAAAAACAAATTGACTTTAGATATAAGTTCTCCATATTTTTCCGTAAGTGGTTCTATCGATACATCAGCCAATATAATGAAAGACTCTGGAGATTTTTTCCTAATTGAATCAATGGTTTCTAATGTTTGTGTCAGTCTTTCATCTGGACTAAAGACACCAATTGATGGTATTAAACAAGAAGTTACAATAAAAATAGTTTTCATTTATACCAATACCAAACATCACATTCTGTTGTAAGAACCTGGTCAGTTTTTGTTGGTGCAAATTCACAGACAGCTTTATTGACACCAGGAATTGTTTGATAGTCGTGGCCGGAGAAAATGCCGCCAGTCTTAACTTTAGAGTAGTAGTTGTGACAATCTTTTGTTAGTTGTTCATATGTATGTAATCCATCAATAAAGATGAAATCAAATTCTTCATCATTGAACCGGTCAACAACATTGTCTGAGAAATCTCTAAACAAAACAAATCGTTGGCCATAAACAGACATTTCTTTTGTTACTCGGTGAAAGAATTCTTCTCGGTCATTTAAAATGTTACCGTTCCAATCTGTGTATGCAACATACGGATCAATTGAATACAAGGTCAAATCTGGATTGGTGTCAAGTAGAAATTTTGAGGTGTGTGCTTCTGAACATCCAATTTCCAATCCTTTTTTCATACCTTTGGTCAACTCACCTAGACCATAACCAGAACATTTTGCTTGTGGTCTTACCATACCGAAAGCTTGTGATACTGTATCAAATTTAATTACATCATTCATATTATACCTCTTTATTAAAGTCACTAAAAATAACAAATGGATCAAGTCCAAGTTGATGATCGGGAATCTTATGTAGTTCAAATAAATCTGGTTCTTTAATTGTTGACATTAACATAAGCGTTTGGTCATCATCAATTAAACCTTCTTCAGACAATTGAACTAAACTGGATTTCATAAGCTCTTCAAATTTAGGCCAAGCAGTTATGCCGCCAACGATTTTCGCACCAAGAATATAAACATCATTTGTTGAAATTATTTCAGATATTGGTTTATCATCATAATCTTTATAATTGAAAAGGTGCATTTTATTAACATCAAAATCATAAGACCATTTTCTACTCGCAGGAACTTTATCTGCTGTGCGACAGTAACCAAAATCCAACCAAGAAACTAAATCATTTTTAACCATATTGTGTTTGATTGCAATATTAACAAATATCGATTTCAAAAAATTCACGGCAACATAATGTGCATTCCAATATTCTGGATTTGCTTTTTGAGAAGGAACAATTAAATTTTGAAATTTTTCTGTATTCTGTATATTATGTATATCTCGTATTAGTTCATTATATTGTGAAAATATATCGAAAGATATCCAATTTGTTGGACGACCTTCTCGTAGTGGTTGTATTTTCTCAATGATATCGGGTGTGGAAAATACAATCATTTGATTTTCCATTTTAGCCATGTGTGAGAATCTTTCGACATAGGTGTCGGTTGTTCTCTGTAGATAATGTGGTAAACCTTTATCTGGTGTCCAATCTCCACGACCAATATCGTAAAAAGCAGTAACTATAGTAATATCACTCATTATGTTGTCCTAAAAGTAATTAATTCTTCAACCTTATACTTATCATTGAAATATTTTAACAATTCCGGATCACGGTCATACTGATGAACAATATAAAAAGGTTCTTTTGTTTCTCCGGTTTTCAACAATCCATCTTCAAAAACTGGTGGTTTTTTCAAAATAAATGGTGCAAACATTTCTTTTTCATTTGGTTTATTGGTTATGTGTAAATTGCAACAATATGGATCATCTAATGTTACAATTTTGTAAGATGATTTTAACGGTTTCCATCTCATCATAACATTATATGCAGCCTGGTCTGCCACCCAATCATCACGCTTCAATGACATTTGAAATAGAAATCCACATAAATCACACACATAATCGGCTCTGCCGGATAATGTTCCCACATTAAGAACTTCTTCTTCTTGTATATCATCATAAAAGTATTGGCCAAAGGCCTTTATAATATTATTCCTATTCCAATGTTCGTCTTTAATTTTAATGGATTCTGATACTGCAATTAAAGGTGTGAAATCATTATTCAAAAGATATTCTGTAGGATCTTTTTGAAAAATAACATCACGAACATCTGTAGTTATAACATATCGATATTCATTAACATTCTTTTTTAAGAAATCATAAATGTGAAAAAATCTTTCCATGTGAAACATAGAATCAGTTTTTGATGGTGCTGTAATAACTCTGAATCCATGTTCTTCAATTTGCTTTACTGTTTGTGGTGATGCGTTGATTGCAAATAGAACCTTATCACCTTGGAAACCACTTTCGTTTATTGAAACGATCCATGGTTTAACTTGTTCGAAATTGTAATTTTTAAATGCACCAATAATTAAATCTTTTGCCACGGTAATTCTCCATTATATTGTTTATTCATTATTTCATTTCCTTTCAAAAAGAATTCTGCTTGTACAGAATCTCCTCTACTTGCAACTCTATAGTTTACTGTATATTGACCATTCGTGTCAAATTCTGGTAAATTTTGCATCATAAATGGTGATAAAATTCTATCAACTTCTGGTTGTTCTTGTGGATGCCTTGCTCTACGGTACCAATAAGGTGAAAATCCTAATGCTGGTATTTTAGGCACCATAAAACAATTAACATCAATAAATTTATCATTGACAACAGAAGTCCATTTACCTAACGATTCACAATCATCATTACATATGTATTCACCTTCTTGGCTGACAATTTTACGTAATGAATATGCCCATTGGTTTCCTTTTGATATAACATCAACTAAGGATTCAATATGATTTGGTTCATACCAATTATCTTCATCCAAGAAACAAAGGAAGTCACCGTTTGCAATATAGGACATTGCACCATATATTCTGTGTCCGTTGTACTGGTCTTTTCCTGTTGGGTATGGAAGGTCAATTAGGTCAATATGTGAATACTCGCTGGCGATCACACGACCTTTTGGTTGGCCATCTACAACAACTAAATGTTGTATATTATTATATGTTTGATTTTTAACCGAATCTAACGCTTGGCGTAGACACGGTGCACCTGTAGTAGGTGTAATCACAGTCACCAATGGTTTCATAATTTATCATCCTCTAGTTAATTTCAGAATTGCCTCAATTTGTTTCTCAATTACTGGTTTACGATTAGGCCAGTAGATATATTCTTTATCGCCTGTACTATGTAGTTTCTTTAGGAAAGGAATAATCATTTTCTCAAGTTGCATCAACCTTTGTTCCGTTTCCGTCAAAGTATTTTTTACTGCTTCTACTGTTTGAACACTCTCTTTAATGAGAGAATTATAATCTTGTTCGGAAACAGCTGAGAATCCGAAATCGTCCTCAGAATCCTTATACTCTTTTAAAATTTTATCAAAGTCTGTTAGTGCCATTATTTCTTCTTAGGATTTAAAAATATTGTATTCTTTCTTTTCTCTACCACTTTTGGCCAAATTGATGACCTAGAATGTGGTATAGGATCATTTCTATCACTTCTATATTGAGCTGTAAATGTTGGTTCATATTCACCTTTTAGAATTTCACCATTTGTGTGAATATGGTTAGCATCAATCTCGTAGTAAGAACTTTTTTTAATAATTTTAACCGGACCTTGTAAAACTAAGTGTACGTTATCTCTATTATATTGTCTACTGCCTTGTTTGAAATTATCACCATAAACCGATTTATTTTTTAATACATTATCCTTTATGTTTTTAACAACATTCGATGCTGGTGGTAATCCTGTTTTAAAATTATCTTTAAGTTCTTTTAAAAATTCTTTCGTTTCTTTATGATTGTGTGTATTCGGTACATTTTTTGATATACCACCCCATTGTTGAAAATCTGTTGCTTTGTTTCCATCTTTATGTGACATCCAAACGATCTCTTTACCAGTTATATCTAAAAAATGAAAGTCTGATTTTGGTGTTCCTGGAGTTTTTGATATATCATAAACATCATAGATCGTACTTTTGACTTTTATAGGAACAGTTGATTTTTTAGTTTTCTTTTTAATTTCTATTAACTGTTGACGTATTGAAATAATTTCTTTTTCTTCAATATGTGTAGTACTGATTTTTTTATCAGCCATGC